AATTTATAACTCAGGAAACTATCCAAGAGTATATCAATATAATTCAACAGAAGGCTTGTTTCCTCATATCGGGGTCAACTACTTCAGCGGAATACAATTAACAAATGGTAATCGTAGAGGCATGTATAATAGAATACCAAATAATATGCCGATATATTCTGATCCCACATACGCTTGTTGCGGTTTATAATTATGAATAACGAACTAGTTTTATTTGTTTCCAATATCATCACAGGTATAGCAGCTTATTTTGTTTCCAAAAGAAAACAACAAGCTGAGGTTGAGAATGCTGTATTAAGGAATTTGGAGATCAGTGTGAATCTTTATAAAACAATTATTGACGATTTGAAGAAAGAAATACACGACCTTAACATCAAGATACAGGATTTGGAGAAGAAAATAGACGAATTGCACGCCGAAAATAAAAGACTTAAAGCCAACTTATAACCATGCCAATTCCAAATCCAAGATCAGGAGAGACAGAACAAGAATTTATACCCCGTTGTGTAAGGTCAATAATTGACGAATATGACAGGGATCAAGCCTTGGGGATATGTTATTCCCAACTAAGACAGAAGATGTCTAAAATGAAAGATAATGAAGCCACAGAGGTATTCATCATCAAGCCTCGTAAGTCGGAGAACAGAGGAATGTATTTGAAGCGTTGTGCATCAAATAAAAAAATGAGAGAACAATATCCGAACATGAAGGAAAGATCAATTTTTTGTTTGACAAGTTTCAATTCGTATTATAAGTATTGGAATCGTTTGGAGGATTTTGCTGAAGTTCCAAAAGATAGTGCTCTTGGATCTTGTATTGCAAAAGAAAAGGCTAGAGGAAAAGATTACAAGAAAGCATATGCCGCCTGTTCAACAAAGGTTGTTGCACCAAATACAACAATCGTTTTAGCTGAGGACCTGAATATATTTGGTTATAGACCAGATAACTTTGACATGTGTCCTGGTGCTGTGGAAACATTCAAACATCTGATTTCAATGGAGGTAAACGATGATACAGTTGGTATGATTCGTTCAGCTGCTATTGTTGCAGACAAGATATTTGAGATTGAAAAAGAGGTATTGGATAATGAATACACAAGTCCTGAGGATATGGAACAAGTTGTTAAATTGGTTCAGGATTTCAAGGATATAATTCATGAGGTTGATGAAGAGGTTGGAATGGTTCATGATGTGAGTTATATGGATGGTCACATTGAAAAGGTAAAAGAATATTTTGAGGACGACGAGAACCTACTTGTTGAACCAGTGAACTATTGATTCTACCAGGATAATATCATAGATTTGTTGAAGTTCTAAATGCTCCCACATTTTGACTTTGCTATTAACAGGAATCCTAAAAAAGTTCCTGTTTTTTTGTGCTAATATTTGGATATACCAACCTATACCACTATCTTTGTAATCTAAAATCAAAGATATGTCAAACAAACAAAGATCAAAAGACGAAGTAATCATTTTCCAAAATCAATCACACCTTGTTCAGAAGTGGTTTCAGGACTGTAATATTTGTCCTACCTTATTTGAGATTGCCTTGGCAACAGATGTCATGGTGGATTTCGCAATGTATGGTCCAACCAAAGATGTGATAGACAGATTTACAAAGCTTGAGAATTACATTAAATCAAATCGTGAAAAGAAATAATATGAGCAACACAAAAAGACTATACGAAGAAATGGAACTCAATGTATTTGACATTGATCTTGAGGACGAAGAATATCAATTCCGTCAATGGATAGAAAAAGAATATGAAAAATATTTGGCTGAGAATCCAAATAGTCCTATCTTAGCACCTCACAATTAAAAAAACAGACAATGACAACACAAAACATTATTTGGGCAGTATCTCAAATCTCAGTATGGATCAACGAAGAAGTAGGAACAACACAAGAGAGTTTAATAGTATGGTATTGTAAGAATGGGACTGAGGTTACATTGGATACAGAAGACAACACATTGGAGATCTGTGATTCAAAGTTGGATAACAAAACTTACTTTGCTCTTGCAGGTTTATGTAAATCATTGGAGGTTGAATTATTTGATACATACACAGAAAAAACAATCAAACCAAAGAAATAAATTTGGCTGGTAAATAATACCATCGTATCTTAGCACTTCAAACAAACACAATAACAATGACCAAGAAAGAAATGGAAAGACAGATGTCAGAACTAACCTGCACGATTAATCACATTAGATCAGGTAACCAAGTTGTAATTGACAGGATCAAAAGTTGGGGTATTACCCTAACAGATCTTATGACAGAAAGATTTGATATGATCCATGAGTATAACAGAAAATATGGAAAAAGATTTGGCTGTATAAATTATGTTCAATAACTTAGCACTTCATCAATAAAACAAATACATCATGGACTTCTTAATCACACCTCTCACACAAGAACAACACAACGAACTCAAATCAATGGTATCACAAGCACCTGAGTATTATGGTAGTGTTGTCAATTATTTTGAAAAAAATGTCAAAGCATATCGTGATCACAACATCTATGGTATCGGGACTTTCTTCAGCAAAGATGTTTTTGATCTGGCTCGTTACTACGAATACATTGTTCTAAAAAAACTTTTGGAAGAATCAAACTAACTTCATATCTTAGCACTTTAATTAAACACAATAACTCGGGGACAGGATAATCTGAACATCAATTTTTATGGGTAATCAATTAGTAAATTCTATGGTTCGTGGTTTCGGTATGACACTTGGTAGAAAAGCTGCAAATGCTGTAACTCGTCCATCAGTTCAAACAAGTAACAAACAATCAAAGTTTGAGCGTGAAAGAGAAATTCAAATCTTGAAGCATCAAGAAGGGATCAAGAAATACAATGAGATCTTGTCAGATGCACAACAATCTTACAAAGATAACAAGATCACAGAAATTGAATTTCGTATATTGAAATCTCAAATTGATGAGGGGATTGCCGATCAAGAAGCAATGATCGCAAAACTACAAGGGGTTAAGGAATCAAAAGGTTCTGTTTGGGGATTCTTATTTTTCCTTTTCATAGTCGTTCCTATCTTAATTGGAATCTTTTCGTAAGAATATAGAGGTCTCAGAAATGAGACCTTTTTTTATTCCCAATATTTTGATAATCTATCTTTAGGTCTACCCTTTGGTGTTAATACCACGCCATGCTTCATTAGAACCCTCTGGAGGAACTGTTCGTGTAGGTCCTTTGTAATATCATAGCCAATAATTTGAAGGAATTTTAGGGTATTAGAATGGTCTCTGTCAAAGTTGAAGGATTTGAAGGCTATGTGACTAACTTCTTTGTTGTCATTGGCTCTTTTTTCTCTGAATACTTTTCCCCTTTTTCGGGCTCTCTCACGATAATGTGCTTGGATCATTGCTCCATAAGCATTTTGACAAGGTCTACACTTATAGTTCAGTCCATCCTTTGCATTCTTGTTGATAGAAAAATCCGAAAGAGGTTTTTCAATTTTACATTTACTACAAATTTTTGATTCCATTTTTATAAATACTATTCAGATCCCAAAAAGTTTTTTTATTCATTGAGAGTATTTGAACTGACAGGAAAAGGTTCAATGTCGCCCTGAAGGTATAATCGGCACGGAACGAGAATAAGGGTCTCACAGGTGGAATAATTCAAATAGAACTAAGACATACCTGATACGAAAGAGGTCAATAAGGATAAGTAAGATATGGGGGATTATAGGAACTGGTCTTACGAAACTCATTGGGTGTGGTTAAAATATAGGGAAGTATAAGTCTGCTTAGTTGTCTCGTTGAAGAAGATTATTTATATTTTACAAATGAAAAAGAATATTATATCAATACAGGAAATTGAAAGAAATAATAGAGTAAAAGAATTAATGAGCAATAGAGTTGAAAGAAAAAAACAGCAGCCGTTAAAACTTACTCAAGAAGAAATGTTTGAAGTTAAAGCATTTATGAAAGAAGGTATTTCCAGATCAGAAGCTGTAAATTTAGTATTAGAAAAAAATAAGTTATTAAATGTTAAGACTAATGAAAGAACTCATTTGAATAACTGGAATACTGGTGGATTTATTACCGATACAAAATACAAGCAACCAATCAAACATAGGAAGTAATAGAATATTTTTATATTTTACTTATATGGATAAGTTAAGATTATTACTCAACGAGAAATACAACATACCAGTTGGCGATTATTTCAAGTTGAAGGAAGAAGATAAAGATGCAATTAGTTCCATAATAGTAGAGCATTACCAACGAAATCTGCTTCAAGATCCAATGAATGTTTATTTATATTTAAAAATCTTAAGGCATCAAATTGATATGAGCATTCAAGATGAAGAATATGAAAGAGTAGACATCATGAATAGATGCAGAAATAAAGTAATGGATATGTTCCCAAGAATAGTAGATGAAGACATTTAATTTTATAATACAAGAAGTTTTCTACAAGCATTATGAAGTAAAACTGGATCAAAACCAGTATGAAAAAATGATGATGAAAATTCAAGATGCAGATCTAACATCAGAAGAATACATAATGGAATATTTGCTGAATACTTCCAACGAAATCAAAGAATCAAAAGCAAAAGATTTTGTTGTCAATCTAGTTCAAAAAGAAGAACTCACCAATCTAATTAAAAAAAGTAAGGAATTACCCTATGGAATTTTCAATTAGTTTTTATATTTAATTTAGGTATTGGTTGATTCTGCATAGTCATTCAAATTTTTTTTTACCAATACTCGTAAGCCCTGATAAAACTTATCAGGGTTTTTTTTATTCAAGATTATTTACTCCTACGGATAGGTATAGTATATTTATCAAAAAACTATGAAGAAGCTAACAAACCCTAGACAGATTGCAATCCTAAAAATTATTACAGAAGACATTGAAAAGACTGGTGACTTCACACCTTTAACCAATCAAGAGATCTATGAAAAGATGGATTTCAAAATATCACCTTTTTCAATTAGAGATCACATTATCAAAATGGCAAACAATGGATTCATTCAGAAGATAAACAACACATGGATCAATGATGTATATTATCCAAGAGTTATTTATAAAGGGAAAAATGAGTTGGCTAGATGAACTCATATTAACAAAGATTTTGAATAATATTTGGATTGAATCCAACTTTGACGAATTAAAAAAAATATGTAGATCAGTCAGCAGGCAAAATGATATTGACGATCTATTGCAAACCTGTGTTGAACAGTTCCTCCTCAACAAAAAAACAGCTGAGTTAAGCAGCAACCAAAAATTATATTTCTTTACAAGGATTGTTCATAACCAATATCATTCCAAAACCTCAAAATTTTATTATCATTTCAAAAGGAGTTACAATACCCTGTATGATGAAACAGAAATAGTAGATGAGGATTACCAAGAACCAGAAGTGAATTTGGAATGGGTAATGAAACAATTAGATGAAATTAAACAAGGTAAAGATTGGTATTATGGAAGACTATTTGAATTATACATTGAACTTGGATGTTCAATTACAAAACTATCAGAGAGGACAACAATCCCAATCAATAGCGTCTCAAGGGACATCAACAAGATTAGAAAAATACTAAACAAGAAACGAGATGCACAAATATAAACTATACAATAAAACAAAAGGAGGTCATCTTGGGATGCGGATGCGGTAAAGGAAATAATCAGGTTTCCAAATCAAAAATTAAGGTTATTAGACACGAAGATCAGGTCAACGAAATAGTAGATCCTGAACCAATCAATTATACACAACAGGATATAAACAGAGCCAGAGCTTATTTCCTAATGGAAGATAAATCAGAAATGGAAAAAGAATGGTTTAGAGCATTTGTTCTATCACACCTCAAAGAATCAGTTCAAGGATATTGTGATGTAATCTGTAAGAAGAGAATAAATGCGAAGCTTGATAAACTACAACAAAGATTAATATGAGACCAGTAGGTAGACCAAAGAAAACATTAGCAGATTTACCAAATAATTGGCAACTGTCACTTTTGGAGATGGGAGCAGAAGGGAAATTTGACATGGACGCAAAAGTATTTTTGGGACTTTCTAATGATTTATTTGATAGATTTATGGAGGAAGAACCTGAATTTTCGGAAACCATCTTTAAGATGAGACAGATTTCTGAAACATGGTGGTCCTCAATTGCTAGAAAATCATTCCAACAAGGAACATCAAAGAATATCAACTCCAATTTGTTTTCGCTAGTAATGAGAAATGCATATAAGAAAAATTGGAATGAAGCACAAACAAAAGTAGACATAACCTCAAATGGGAAAGAAATAGAAGGAACAAAGAAATACGAGATTGAAATAATCAAAAAAACAATTGAAGATAATGAGTGAGGAGAAACTAAAGCTGAACCTGACATTCCTACAATATAGGTTTTTATACATGACCCTATTAGACAAGTTGGAATATCTTAAGAACGAAGATCAAACACCAGACATTAAAGAATATTCCAAAATAATAAACTCTGTTAAAGAACAGCTTTGGAAAAAAATGGATGAATAATATGAATACAAGTCC